TCCCATGTAGCAATCAACACATCTGTGGCTGAGTTAAGCACAAACTTGTAGCTAATACCGTCTGTTAGCCAGATCTCGCCTGTAGGCACTCGGCCTGCAGAGTCTAGCACAATAGGGTTAGCAAGCGCAGTTATTCCAGAGCTAGATGTATAGGCTGTAGCAGGGGTTGATGTCCCCGCTAAGTATGTGTATAGTAACCCACCTGCAAGTGGTACGCCGTTATTGCTAAAAAACTGTGCGCCAGCACCGCCTAGCGGGGATAAGTTAACAGACATAAATCACTCCTAATGTAACGACAGCGCCTAATACCGTGGCTAACCAATCATAAAAATCGCAAGTATGGATTGTTGGATGCTTGTAATCATACCACTCTTTTGCGCCCGCTACCACTATTACAACAAATAAAGCGTAGTAACCGATAAAAAAGTATGCTATAAGCGCAATAAGCGAACCAATATTAAAGTGCGCTTGCTTATCAAGCGGTACTGGAATACGTGAACATGAAAATAATCTAATTAATTTATCCATTATGAAATCAATCCAAATGTTTTCCAAGTGCCTGGTGTAGTAACTGCAGCGCTAACAACTGAAGTACCTGCGTTTGTACCTAAGATTAATGTACCTGTACCACCGCCTGACGATACAGTAGTTACTAAGGCCGCACCTGCCGCACCTGCACCTGCCACAGTAATGCTGTCACCATTATTGATGCCAACACCACTTGCTACAGCTAAACTATTAGAGCCAGAGTTAATTGTACCTGTAGTAGTATCTGATGCAGAGGTACATACCCAGCCAATATACCCTGCAGATGCAGGAGCTGAGTTGTATATAATGTTGCCTACTGCCCATGTCCCTGACGTTGGTGTTGCAGATAGTGAAGGATAGGCTTGATAGTTGTATGTACCATTAGATGTAACTTTAGTAGTGCTAGTGCCTGTTATCGTAGTCTTAGCAGCACTAGATGTATATGCAGTAAATGTGTCGCCGCCATTAGGTGATGACTGCGGGTTAATTTCAATTACTTGAGATCCATCATTAATGATGTAATTATATTGAACACCCGCTGAGAGTAATGTTTCAAATTTACATTCAGTTAAAGTTAGCGTTGAATTACTTTCTACCCAAACTGTAGCGGATGTTGCTAATGTACTGCCAGTATAACGATAAGTTCTTAGACCAGTAACTGACGCGCTTCCTGAAGCTAAATAAATAACTCTACCAGTAGAGCTTTCAGTACCGCAACCTGAAATAGCTATAGTATTACATGTACTCAAATAGTATGCAGTTATACCGCCAGTAGCAGGCGTCCCGTTGTCAACACCACAAGAAGATAGATTAGAGTAAGACAAGCCAAATAAATTAAATCCTATGCTAGGTTGAGCTACAGTATTATCAAAGTTTACGTAACAATTTTGGTACACCATTGATGTACCTGTACCATTACCAGTTCCATCATTTGCATGAGTATAGCCATACGCTACGCCTTGAACCATGCAGTTTCTTATTGATGACATAAACGTATCGTAGGTATACATACCATACTGTACATTTTCAACCCATACATCTTCAAATTTTAAGTAAGCTGCTCTTGGATAATAGATACCATGTGATGAAGCGGCGTATGTTGTTTTCTTTAAATGCAAACCTTTAATTTGAACATAATAAGCGTAAACATTATTAGCGTGAATTACTTGAATAATGTCATCATAAGCATAGCTGTCTGTAACTGATCCGCTACGCGCGGTATTGCTACCTGTCCCTACAGTATTAGTAGACTTGCTAATAGTTGTTGTACCAGAGTTATCGCCAACTAATGCAGTTCTATCATACAGCTTGATAGGTGATGTAATGTTGTACGTGCCGCTTGGAACTCTAATCGTCCCAATACTATTAGTTACAGCGTAAGTAATTGCAGCTTGAATTGCAGCCGTGTCGTCTGTCGTACCGTCACCAGTTGCACCGAAGTCTTTAACGCTGATAGTCTCAGCAAACTTCTGTGCAATCGTTCGGTTAGCAGTAGTTACCTGCGTGTATTTTGGGATTAAAGTTGCCATATTATCCTACTTTCCATGAAGTGCCATCGTGATATACAGGTACACCTACTGCGCCGCCACCTACTACTGCAGAACCAAATGTAGGTGTTAAAGCATCGGTTACAAAACTTTTTGCGCCAGCAGAACCTGTTGGTAAATTTGCTACTAAATATGTTTGTAATTTAAGTAATCCATTGACTGTTGTAGTGCTTGTTCCTGTTGTAGAACCTATTGCAATGTTAGTTGTTGAGGTTGCGTTACCTGCTGTGCCAATATTAACTGCTTTTGTTGTAGCTGCTGCAGTTATACCAGTTGCAATATTGACTGTCTGTGCGGCTGTAGATTGACCAAATGTCAATGTGCCTGTTTGTGCTGAGTTACCAATTGTTACCGTACCTGTTGTTTGACTGCTACCAATAACAATAACGCCAGTAATGGTACTCATGGTGACATTGCCACCTAATGTAGCTGGTTGACCAAGAGAAACTACTATACCACCACTAAATATTTGTTGAGCAGTCCATGTTTGTGCAAGCCCTAATACAGCTAAAGTTGAACCAGATAATACAGGTAACTTATATGAATATGTTGTGCCTGTCGTTAGTGTGCTTAAATCAAAGTTAGCTTGCTTGGTAGCATCAGTAGCATCTTGTAAAGTAAATCCTGCGCCTGTCACAGACATTGTTGGGCGAATACTTAATACTACTGATCCTGCTGTACCTGTTACGCCATAAGATGTTCCCCATGCACTACCTGTTGAGTTAGCAATACCTGCGCCAGGATAAACCATACTAGTTGGGACTGTGGACCATTGCAACGTAGCGCCATCCCAATATAAGTATGTGCTTGAAACGGTAGGCGCCGCAATAAAGCTAGTGGTATCAGCAGCCGTTTGATATGCTATACGATTAGCCGCACCGCCAACAAGATTAGATGCTTTACCTACCGTTATCGTCGTAGGGTTAGTCCATTGTGGAGCTGTACCACTAGAAGTAAGCATATAGGTGCTTGACCCTATGGCTAGTTTACTTAACGCTGTACCTGACGCGTAATAGCTTAGATCGCCTACGGCATAACTTGTTAGCCCTGTACCACCATAAGATGTAGTAATCGACGTTGCGTTCCATGTACCTGACGTTAATGTACCTACACCTGTAACGCCTGTGTATGCACCTTGAATACGGGCTGTATTAATGTTACCGCTAACAATCTGTGTTGCGTCAATTGCTATCGGTACATTACTTATATTTGTAATACCACCATACGCATCTATAGTTACTTGCGCTACATTTGTAGCTGAACCATACGTGCCTGGCGTCGTTGTATTAGCCCCTGAGTACGCTATCGAGTATAGGTTATTAAAAAATCTAAACCATTCATTTGCCACAATACCTGTCTGAGGATCGACAAGCGAAACTCTAGGTGCAGGTATTCGTGTGTAATTAAGAGTTTGTGCCATTTAGGATTAACTCCGCGCCCATAATAGCTATCTTAACTGGATCAGTTCCTGACACTTCATACACACGATCACGTAGCTTTTGCGTCATTCCTAAACGACGCCAAATGTTACGGTATCCATACTCGCCAATTCTACCCATTGATTTCCAATGTTCATTAGACCACGTATGGCCGCCATCGTCAGACCAACGTAGCATGGCTTGAGGATCATTACCTTGGCCTACTGCTAACCCTACACCCGACTCAATCTCTAACTGTAAGCTATGTTGTGCAGTACGATTTAAGTTATTTTGACCGCTAGGTAATGCTCTCCATGAACGTAACCATTTTTGCGGTGCGCCATTATCAGCATAGACATCTAAGTCAAACTTATATATGTTACCGTTTACATAGTCCCCTACTAATGTAGTAGACTGAAAATTACATTGGCAGTTTGAACGATGACGTGCAAACTCACCATTATCCAAACTAGCACGTTCGTGCCATGATCCTGTTGCTACGTCATACACCCATGTGGCGTTTGCTGTAGGAAAACTAATCACATAGAACGCATGGCCTTCTTGTTGGTATGTGTACGCTACAGCATCTGATATATTGCCATAGTTTTGTATTGCATACTCTACCGCATGTGTTGATACGCGCTGTGCTGCGTAGCCGTTAGACCTAAACACAACGCCAAACCCACGAGGATCGTTACCTAGCCAAAAGAGAGAGTTATCTAGCTTGGCTACGGAATATGCTGCAATACAGCCTGTCTCGTTAAATGCACCTTGAATAGGGATTAATGGAAAGTCTGCAGCGCCTGAATCGTACCACACTTCAGTAGTATCCGTGCCAAACACCCATAGTTCCCTATGAATAGTGTTAACTGCTACCACACCATCAGGAGCGCCTTCAGCACTAGCAAAGTCTAAAGGGTTTATTGATGTACCATCAAGAAGTTGAGTAATCCAAATCTTTTGGCTATCAGGTTCGTTGTATACAAAATATCCATCTAAATAACACACAGTTCCTGCGCCTGTAAAGTCAGGATCGGTAATCTTACCGAACGCATTAGTGACTTCGTTGTAGATGTAGCCTAACGGGTTAGCGGCTATAAATATCTGCGTACCATTGTCAGCAAATGTGACTGGCCCTGACCCTAACACTTCACCGATGTATTCTGAGGTGTAATCTTTATTAATACGGTAAAAGCCTGTACCTGATACGCAGTATGCATCTGCACCATTTGTTTGATGCGTCCACAGACCTCTAATAGGGCCTGTACCTACGGTGCATAATGTTGTTAGTCCTGGTGCGCGGTTAAGAAAGCCTATCTCTAATCCGTTCTCAGGCGTAGCTTCAGGGTATAAATTAATCATGCGATTATCCGCAGCATTAATAGACCGAGCTACATAAGATTGACCTAAGATAGGACTTTTCATTAATAGTTACCAGCAAAAATATTAAAGCGTTGACGAGTAGCCACAATGCTGTAAGGCATAGCCATAATATCGTCTGGATTATTCTGACGTTTTAAGTCACGTTTAGATGTCATCGCAAGACGTGAGATTGTTGGAGATGGCTCTACGCCAAACTCAGGCGCTATTTCACAAGCTAAGTTATATCTAAACGCACGTAAATAACCTGGCGGAAGATACAACTCTGTTGATAATGTAGCTGGTTGATCAATCTCTTGAACTGAAATAAAATGCCATTCCAAAATCTTTGTTGGTTTTGGATAGATAGTCATTGTAATGTTAGGGTATTCCATGTTAATCCACATCACTTGTGGATACGTAGAAGTTACAGTTTTAACGGCGATGCCGTCATATTGTTGTTGATTGATAAACTTAATGCCAAAAGAAATACCGTTAGTTGGGTCTTTAAAATAAGTTGAGTCATCTAATGCGACTGGGCGAGCGCCTACAAAATCACCTGTAGGACCTAATGTTTGGGTAAGTAAACCTGGTTGCCACAAATACACTTGATCTATAGTGTTATAGATCATCAAGCGTTCTGTGTTCCAACTATCTATCATTTGATTTAGTGCAGTCAACGCATCTTGTGATGTCGCTGCAGATGGAGTTTCACCTTCGGCTAAAACACCGAGTAATCGTAACGCTCCATTAATTTGATCGCCAGCCGTTGCCATAATAAGGCTCCTTATTCTTTTCTACGTCGTTTAACTTCCAGTTCATTGACGGGAGCCGCAACTACTGTTGGTTTAGCAGGCGTATCTGGATTATACTCTATCCAACCGTTTTGTGCATCTGCTTCTACTTCTGCTTCCAT